TTATTTTGTGTCGGCTTTAGCTTCTCCTGCAATTATCCTAAGCAGGCGGTTATTTTCTTCCAATAATTTAATACGGTAGTTTACTTTATTGTACCAGTTTACCAGTTCTCTGCCTACTAATAGTAGCAACAAGCCTACTAAAGCTGCAATTGCAATGTTTGTAATTTGATTAAGGTACATGAGTAAAATTTTAAAGTGTGAATAAATAAAAACCAAATTTAGATAAAAAGCTGATATTTTTGTACTATGCGAGGTCAGGATATACTATTCAATAAGCATTTAGAACCCCTTAAAATTGCACCGTCCGATAACAAAGAACGGCGCAATATGGTGCTTTCGGCTCGCTATTACTATCATATGCACTACCAACGCCTTAGATTCGATGATATTATATATCAACTAAGCAATGAATTTTTCTTGTCGGAAAAGCGTATAGTTGACATACTTACCGACCTTCGCGATGTAATAGATACATTTATGAAGAGTAAACCCGAACTAAAGGAACTGCGCAAAGAGTACGGCTGGTATAACTGGGATTGATTTCAGTTGGCAGTACCTCAGTACACAGTCGGCAGTATCAAGAGTCCTGTAACCAGTGTCTATACATTTGCTCCAAACCAGTTAATATCAAAACTAGCCTCAAAAACCTTTATTCCCGGACGCTTAATTCTTATTACTCCTGTTTTTGTATATCCACTACTATTTTTAGGCTCAAAGCCATGAATTGCATTTACAGCCTTTTGCAATATTTCAGAATACTCAAAGGCCTTACTATTGGGTGTAAGGTGGTTGGTACTTTCCATTGTTTTGAACCCGAACTGAACAGTTACACGAACAGCAGCACTGCTGTTAAAATCTTCTGAACTATTATAGCCTACTTGTTGTGTATCAATCAAAGCACATGGAAAGCTTATGGGTGGAGCTTCGTAAGCCGTTAGTTGTTCATCGTCCATGTCTATCCACCGTATTTCGGGCACTTGGGCTATTAGCCTGTCTCTTATTGCCTCAAAGTTTTGTTTAATTAAATCCATTGTTTTAATATTTGGTAGAGATAAGGCATGCCTTATCTCTACTGGTTATTTAATTGTTTGTGTATATACTCCTTTGCCATTGGTCGGAAAGTTTCACGGTAAAACACTGCCGACTTGCCTATAAATGGTCGGGCAGGTAATGTTCGTGTTGCTTTACCGAATACTTTTATAATACCTCCTTGGTTATGTACCTTAGCATATGGTTTGGGCGAATACACACGAACACCAAACCCAACAGCCCGGGCAGTAACAGAGTTGCCCAGTTCGCCGGTGCTTCCGGTTAATATCTTACGCTTAGTAGCTGCCGATGAGTAATTGAGTTTTTTTTGTTTTTTAGCCTTTTTCCCTGCTTTGGTAATAGCATAGTAAGTTCGTTTTTCGCCCTTATAATCGAAACCGTACCATTCGCTTTCGGTTTTACGGCGGTTTACCTCAGCCCATGGCTTACCATCGAAACTTTGTGTACGGAAGTTGCTTTTATAATGAGCCACAGCCTTTAAGGCTATTCGAGGCATTAGTTGTGTATTAATACCTAACTCCAGTTGTTTGAACTTTTGTTCCAGTTTTTTTAAATATTCATCGGTAGTCATATTATATATATTAGTTTTTTTCGTATCTTTGTATTGTCGGTTCTACGGAACAGATGTCCTTAGCCTCGCAATTCGTTGTGGGGCTTCGTATTTTAATACACCTGCACTAATTCTTTACCATTCCATGTCCACACCTCTTTAAAGTAGAAACCTTCTCTAACCTTCTCATCTATTTTCCACTTAATATATCCTTCACCTACATTTGGCTTATTGTTTATAATAATCCTATCACTTTGTTTTGCTCCGTGCTTTAACATGGCTGCAATCTTCTTAGGTTGAAAGTTCTTAGTTTCAAAACTTTCATATTCATAAAACTTACCATCAATGGTTAAATCAGGATTCTTTCCGTAATAATGAGTATCCTTCAATCCCTTGTACACCTCATTGTATAGTTTATCTTTATAGTGAAGCTTAGTCGGGTTTATCATTACTGTTTTACCATCTTTAGCCAACATATTGGCTATACCTTGTATATCCTTAGCATCGTGTACCGATTTATCGAACAGAGTATGTGTATATAATTTACCTCCGTTCTTGTATTCTTTGGTTTTTTTAAATACGGCAAACCTGTTATTAACAAATCGCTGAGCTGTTGGTAATAATGTTTTGTAATGAACATATCCCTTTTGATAATAAGGTGCATTAGTGTTAAAGAGCATTCCTGTTTTTGCGGGGTCGTTATCGAGCCCCGGAGCAGGTTTTACTTTTTCAATATCTGCGGGTACTTCTGTTACAGTATCCTCAGTTTGTTCAATACCGCACTTGCAATTGTATTCATTGCCCGGAAAAGCACCATTTGGGAATCCTTTATCAATAGGTACAATCATATTATAGTAATCAATATGCGATGTGCGAGGTTCCGAACTACGGCTCGGAGTCCATCGCATATTAGGTGCAATATCCTTATATCGTTCAAATTCTTTAATATTGGCAGCATATCGGGCACGTGTTACAGCTGTATTATACTCTGTTTTTAGCCAGTTGCGGTTATAGTTATCAAGTATATGGCGGCAATCCTTTTCAAACCGGTGGTAGCTCTTTGGTTTTCCGTCATCATCAATTAATAAGCCTGCAAGGTCGTTCTGTTGTCGGTGAGTTTTAAAAACCGAGAATACTCCATTATTATACTTTAGTTTGTTTACAAAATCGTAATCGGGGTGGTCGTAATCAACCGAGCCAAAAGCATCATCAACGGCACTATTGAGAACATCCCATGTTGCATGGAAAAGGTTTGGTTCTATATCGCCGTTAATATCAAATGTACCGCTATGAATGTTCTTTAAAGCTTTACGCTCTACTTCGTTTTTGAAGTTGAAACCGTCATTGTCGGCAAGTTTACAACTGTTGTAAGTGTTATTTACCAGCTTCTGAAATGCCCCACTATTTGCGGGGCTTTCACAAAAAAACCCAATAAGTTTTGTATCTGTTTCAACAATGGTTTCGCTTTGAGCGAATCACTCGACAGGTTTTTGTTTTCTGTTTTATTGTTGTTCTTTTTGTAAGCTTCGCCTTTGTCATTTTTTTGTTGACCTCCTACGGTATCATTCCCTTTAGGTTTTGGTATGCCGTAAGTTTCGTAGAAATAATCGGGTTCTACCGGTACCAGTTTTGCTACTTTTGTATCAATATCAATACGGTCGGTAAGGCTGGTGTTATCAATATCGCAGTAGCTGAACTCGCCCCCCTGAGCAGGCAGTCCAAGATTAGTAAGTATTCGTACCACGTCGGTGTTGAGTATACTCAGTACATCGAGCTTGTCGTCGAGGTGCATTTGTTCTTCTACGGCCTGATGTACCTTGCCTTGTGCGTAACCTGCATTGCCGCTGTCGCTGGTGGTCATTGTCTGCCCCAGTATGGTTACACTTATTTCATCGTTGCAGGCTTTGCGAAAGTTGGTAAAAACAAGATTGGCACCGGAAGCACCTTCAGCTCTTAGTATTTGTATGTCAATATTTTTGGGTGTAGCGGCAAAACCTGCCGAACCCATGTTTTCAAGTGCGTCAACCAGTACCTGACGGCTCTCTTCGTTCTCGTACTTACCGTGCCTGAAAGGTATGCCAAACAGTTGAATAAAGTCGGCCCAATCGCCAAACCCTCCCCGTTTATATATTACATATTGCGATGCTTGAAGCAATAGGCCAAAATCGTCGGGTTCGCCTACTTCGAGTGTAAAGTTGTAATACGGGTCGTTTTTATAGGCTTCGCCTTTGTTGTCGGTTGGGTTTTTAACTACTAACCCTAATCGTGGTTTTACGTGTCGTCGGTCAACAAGGTTAACTGTAAATCCTGCATTATTGTCGGCCGCAGTAAACTCAACTAGTGAATGTCCGTATATTTTCGCAGCTATAATATAGCGGAGTATTTTCTTAAACTCTTTACTTATAAGCACATTATACATACCGTCAACTTCTTTGCCTTCTTTCGTAAACTGAATATCAGAGTTGGTAACACTCATTATTCGCTTATTAACTACACTCTTCAAATGACCGTCGAGTAACATATCGGCATACAGTTCATATATTGCCTTGCGGTTTTCGTTTTGTCCTTCGGCGGCCTTTAGCGCATTGCGCCATTTTTCAATATCAACAGAGCTGCGATTTACCTGTTTTATGTCGAGTGTTTGTATAAGTAAGCCGTTTTGGGGCTTTTTTTGCGTTTTTTTTATTGCCATAGTGGTAAGTGTTGTTTTTAGTATTTTATTTCATTGTGCGCCATTTTAAACATATTTTAAACAGTATATAATACTCTTTAGTAGTTGTTGATTTTCTTTTCTTTCGACCCCCATACAATTGCTTGGTTTACTATATTATTTTCGAGTATAGGTAAGTCGGGTTTCAGGGTGCCTGTTTGCACACCTTTCAACCACTCTATGGCTCGCTTGTATCTTAAGCGCACTTGTTCTATGTCTACGCCAACGGGTGCGAGTTCCACAAGATTATACACAGCTATGTCGGCAATAAAGGTTACAAGCAGGCTGTTACGGTCTGTGCCTACTGCTCCAAATATTGCACTAATATCAAATGCTTCACGCAAATATGTTTTTACTTCGCTTTCGGCAGCCGATATACAATGAGGTACCAGAGTGTCGTCGGAGCGTTCAATTTCTGTAATGTACTCGGGGCGCATTGCACGGTACAGGTCTGTTTTTTCAATCATAATTTTATTTATCAGAGACGCAAAATCTTGCGTCTGTACATTAATAATGTTTATTGCCGGTTCGGGTTCGTTGTTTAATTACAATATCGCTTTGTTTTAGTACTACAAGTTTGTTGTTGAGTATCCAGTAGCCGCCTTCTATGGCATCTACGCCGTCGACATTGGCACTAAGTGTTGGTTCTACAGCCTCGAACTGTTCAGCCAGTCGTTGCATATTAGGGTTCTTTTGTTCTGCAATATTAAGTACCAGTTTGCCCATACGATGCATAGGTTCAAGCGACCCCTCGATGCGTGTAAACTTATCGGGCTTCTTACGAGTATCAGGGCTTGGGTGAATAGCTTTGCCGTTTGTGCGACTTGCCTCTTCAAATAGTGGTATATACACTTGTTCGTAAAAAGGGTCTTGCAGGGTATTGTTCTCTATGAATGTGTATATGTGGGTTTTATTATTAACATAAGTATGCATATCCCAAAACCACTGTACAAACTTAGCATTGGTAGCCCTTTCAAGCCAGCCTGTTATTACATACAGAACACCGTCTTTTATGCCAAGTAAGAAAGCTGCTTTATGGCTGTTTTTTTTGTTTTCGCGATTACTGGGTGCGGGGTCGCCGTAGGCAACCAGGAATTTGAATTGTGATAGTGGCGGTACTTTATCCCAACGTAGGTCTTTAAAAACAGAACCCTCCTGAATAGGGTTGTTAAAGTATTCTTTTTGACTACTTGCATAACTCATTTTGCTAAGTAGCCAGTCTATCTGCTCCTCGGTGTTTTTACTCCACGAACTTACACCGTTCTTATTGCGAATATTAACTACCTGATAATGGTCGGCATACTTCATTGCACGAGTTATACAGGTATCTTTACCAATAATGTTACCTAAGAATACAATTCGAACATTACCACTTACCGATACTGTTGGCAGTACCGCCTGTTCTATCCATTCCCATTTTTTCTTAACACGCTCAGGGTTTCGCACCTCTTCGTCAGTATCAATATCGGAAAATACAATAGCATCGGGGCGTATTTCTTCATCACGTGTACCCCTTGGAGCCTGTCCGGAACCGAATGCATAAAATGTGCATCCGCATTTGGCTGTAAATTGGTCGTCGGTCCAGTTTACGGTACGTTGGTTGCCATAGTCGGCTATTATACGCTGGTTAAATTCAAGGCTTATTTTCCATGGCTTAATCAGGTTCTTAGCTTGTTCCTGGTTGTGACTAAAAAAAAGTACCACATGTATTTTACCTGTAAGAGCCATATATAAAAATTCAAACATGGTACGTGCATCTTTTGCCATTTCCCTGCTCCACGGACGTACTATATATATACGCTTATTATTGAGCAATACTTTACTGTCGTTTTTATGAAATGGTGCAGGTTCGGCAGTGGCGTATTTACTAAAGTAGTATTTTACCCATTGTTCAAAATTGTGTTCCAGTTCAGCTTTACGTTTTATCCGTTCGGCTTCGTTTTCCTGTGGTACAGGTTGCTCTTTAAGCAACGACTGCGTAAACAGTTCCCAGTTTTTTAATTCAGTAGCGGTTATCGACATTACTTATTTATTAGGGTTTTAATAAATGCATCTTGGAGTATTACCAGGTCTTTTGCTTTGTCGAGGTCAACAAGGCGAAGCCAGTTAAGGAATTTTTTAAATACATCAATAGCCTCGGCTGCCGATGTTTCGGTTTCGAGGTTACGTGCACTGGCAGTAAGCTTGGCTAATATGTCGGCCTCCTTAGTGGTTGAAAATCGCTGACCCTTTTCGCGGCTGAATATTGCTGTATTTATTTCGTTTATTTGCATATATATGCGGCTAAGCTCTTCGCTTTTGGTTACTATTACCGAGCTTTTAAGCTTGTCCCAGTGCCCCTCTTCAATCCAGTTGCACATAGTTTTGGGTGTTACCCCTACACGCTCGGCAATTTCCTTTTGCGTTACGTTTTCGTTAAAGAATATGAGCTTCGCCCACTCCTTTTTTTGTTGATTTGTTAGTGACATAATTCTTTTTTTTATAGAGACGCAAGATATTGCGTCTTTACTATGATACGCAAAATCTTACGTCTGTACGGTGCATCAAAATTCAGTTTAATAAGGCGGTTTTTCAAAAGCAGTTTCCAAGCCGGGTTATTTACTACCCCAAAATGGTGCGTTAAAAGTACCGGCGTGGAAACCCGATTTTTTACCGCAAAAAAACAGTTGCAGTTTTGCTCTTGTAAACGAACAATAACAAGCAATTGAAATTCAAATGAAGAGAATAATAATTTCGACCGATAGTGTAAACTGCTATAAATACAGGCTGCTTAGCCAAGGCTGCGACACCTCGCTATACAGTAAGAACTCAATACTGTTGTATATGCACGAGCGAGGTAATATAATAGGTAAGCTCACCAATGTACAAATAGAGCAGTGCCAAATTACCGGAGTGCCTGTATTTGCCGACACTCAAAAAGGGCGCGAGTGCCAATACTTGTATGAACATGATATGCTTAATATGGCTTCGGTATGGGCTGAACCGCTCGAATGGAGCAAAGACCCTGAGCTTATGCTTGAGGGTCAGGAACTGCCTACTGTTACCAAGTGGCTGCTTAAGGAAGTTAGCCTGGTTGACATAGCAGGCAATGACGATGCAGTAAAACTTGTTGATGCTCATAACAACGAATTTAAACTATCGTATTTCAATAACCCCGACACTTTTAAAATAAATTCAAATATGAAAAATGTAGTATCATTTTTAAAACTTACCGAGGGTGCCGATGAGGCTGCCGTACTGGTATCGGTAAAACAACTGGCTGCCGACAAAGAGAGCCTAGTACAAAGGCTGGCAGCAAAAGAAAAAGAGTTGCAAACGGCTATAGCCGATAAAACAGCAATAGAAACTAAGCTTAGCGAGGTTACTAAAGTTGAGTTTACTGCCTTACTTAACGACCCTAAGCGTAAGCTTACTGCCGAACAAAAAGAGGTATACAACACCCTGTACAGTGCCAACCCCGAAGCGGCTACTAAAGCGGTAAAAGCATTGCCTGTTACAGGTAAACTGGCCGATATTCCCGACCCCGACAATACCGATAACGATCTGTATAAAGACTTCACCTTCGACGACTTTCAGCTTAAAGCCCCCGATGCTTTAGCCGATATAAAGCAGAATAACAGGGAGCGATATACTAAGCTGTTTAAAGCGAAGTACGGTAAAGAACCAAGTAACTTTAATAAGTAGGTTGCAGGTTGCAGGTTGCAGGTTACAGGTTACAGGTTACTTGATACTTGATACTCAATACTCAATACTCATTACTCATTACTCAATACTCATATCTAACAATTAAAAAACAATGAAACATTTTAAAGCAATTATGTCGTTTTGCTTCACCTTTATGGTGTCGGCAATATTAGGATTAACAGTAGGATTAAGCCCTATTGGTGTGTTTGCGGGCGTTGCAGCCTTGCAGGTAATAAAGTATATATCGGGCTTCCAATTGGCGGGGTTTGGTATGGCTTTGGAAAAGGAAATATGGATTGACCATATAGTAGGTAACCTGTTTAAAGCCAACCCATTTATGGATAAGTGTGTAAATGCCGACCAGTTTGTATATCAAGGTAAGGTAGTTCATATACCCAATGCAGGAGTCAAGGTGGGTACAGCACGCAATAGAAGTATAATACCTGCATCGGTAACACACCGAACCGATTCAGATATAACATTTGCCTTAGACGAATTTACAAGCGACCCGATAAAAATTAGCAATGCCGAAAAATACGAGCTAAGCTACGACAAGCGTGAGAGCGTGCTTGGCGAAACCAAGCAGAGCTTAACCGAAATAATTGGCGACTGGATGCTTCGCTACTGGAGTCCGGCAGTTGCTACAAGTATAGTACGTACCACGGGCAGCTCTGTGGCAGCTTACACTCCTGCGGCTACCGGTAACCGTAAGGCTATAACCCTTAGCGATATTAAAAATCTGCGCTTGAAAATGAATGCCGATAATATACCGCAAGACGAAAGGTATATACAGCTCGATGCTTTTATGTATGAGCAGTTAACCACCGAGCTAAATGCTACACAGTACCGCGACTTTAGTGCGGCATACAATGCAGCCACAGGTGTGGTAGGCAGCCTGTATGGGTTTGAAATACTGGCACCTCGCAGTATGGTAATGGTGTACACCAATGCCGGTGTACCTGTACCTAAAGACCCCGATGCAGTTGGTGCTGTTTCCGACAATGCTGCCGGACTGGCGTGGCAAAAACAATCGGTAATACGTGCACTGGGTACTCACGAGTTTTTTGAAGATATGAATAACCCGCAGTTCTATGGCGATATATATTCTGCAATTCTACGTGCAGGCGGCCGCATAAAAAGAGCCGACAATAAGGGTATTTACGCTATTGTTCAGGACGCTGCAGTTTAGTGGAAAATTGAAAATAATAACCGTCGACAATAGTTGGCGGTTATCTAAAAACTAAGAGTATGCAGTTAGAACTGATTCAATGGATAATAGGTGTACTGCTTGCTGTTATTGGTTTTCTTATAAGCAGGTTAATAAAACGGTTCGACCTGGTAATTGACGGACTTAATAAAGTAAACGAAACGGTAGCAACACATCAAACACGGCTCGACAATCAGGACGAACGTTTTGTTCAAACCGACAGCAGATTGAACGACCATGGAAAACGATTAAGAGAGATAGAAATAAATTGTGCTAAATGTAACAGAGAAACAAATAACTAAGGTTATAGGTTACTTGATACTAAAAATAAGAACATGAATAAAAAAGAAAAAACAGCCAATGAGGTATTAGCCCAAAACCCGCAAATACATGAGGTGTTTGTTTGCGACAACGAAAATGTATTTACTTCCGAAAGCAGAGCGTTGGAGTATTGTCGCCAACACGATGTTCAATACCTTGGTTCGGTTACCCGCAACCATATGCGTATAGCTATGGTAAACCATGCGGTTGATACCTATAACGGTATTGAGCAAGCATTGGCACAAGCCAAAACTGTATTAGCCGAAAAAGAACATGAGTTACAGCAGGCCTGTAACCGTTTTAGCCGGGCTTTGAATGAAGGTACAGAACTCGATACAATAGCCAATGAGGCAGCTCAGGCTGTTAAAAAAGCCGAAGCGCAGTACAAAGAGGCTGACAGCAAAGCAAAAAACACCAATACCGAAGCCGACAAAAAAGCTGCATCTGAAGCAAAGGAATTTTTAAAGAAAGTACATTCCGATAAGACCGAAGCCGACAAAGCTGCTCTAAACCAAAACAGTATAGAGATAAACAAAGCCGAGGCCGAGGTGAACGATGCCAAGAAAGAACTTGAAGCAGCAATATTTAACGTAGACAAATTAACAACCAACCTTGCTAATGCAAAAACTGCAATTGAGGCAGTTAAGTAATAACCATTAAAAACTAACAATATGTTAATACAAGGAGTAAAATCAATTAAAATGGGTGCCTGTGGTGCCGATGGTGCTATGGGTGCTGTACTCGATACTGTATTTGAAAATATAGTAGAAGGCTCGTGTAAGGTAGAGATACCCAAAGTAACAGTTAACCCCATTACCACCGACGATAAAGATGTACCAATAGCTTATTTGGTAGACACTACTAATACGGTTGTAAAAATATCGTTCTCAACCTACAACTGTTCGCCCGAGCTTAAGGCTAAAGTACTGGGAGGTACGCTAGCACTTAATAAATGGAGTATGTCCGTAAAACGGAGTTATGGATTACAGAGTGTTGAAATAGTATCGCGCGATATTGACGGATACCACGATGTAACTACTGCTCCTAAAGTAATGGTAGTAGCAGGCAGCCCGGGTAACCGTAACAAAAAGAACGCCGACCAACTCGACATAGATATGTATGTAATGGTACCTAAGGATGCTGCCAATGCCGACTTATACCCATTGCACTCGGAGCGTGTTGCCGAATCATAGTTCACTATTTATAATTCAAACAACCAAGGGTTTTGCACTAAGTAATAACCCTTGGTAAACATAACCAACTCTCCAACTCTCCAACTCACCAACTCTTTAACTCACTAACTATACACACATGGATAAAGAACGCATTATAAAAAAAGCATTCCGCTCGCTGACAGAAAAGAGAGAGATAGTAACCATACCTTACGTGCAGTTAAGTTTTTTGCAAAAAATAGGCTTAGCACCGTGTAAGCGTACATTTGTGGTAAAACCTGTAACAGCAGGCACACTTGGGCGCATATCGGAGTTACTGCTCAATATTGATATTGATACCGTATCGGACAATAATTACAAAGACGCGCTTAACGTAATGAGCAAAAACATAACCGATGTAATAGAGCTATGTGCCATAGTGTTTCACGGCAGCTCAACAGAACCGCCACAGGAACTGATACACTTTCTTACACGCAATGCACAGGTACAGGTGCTTGTGTTAACAATGTTCAAGGTGTGGTTATCGCTCGACCTAAAGTCTTTTATAACCTCTATCACCCTGATAAAAGGGGTGAGCCTGAACACGCAGGGGAGTTAAATAGCCCCTGGAACTTAATGCACGGAGCGTGTAAGTATTTTGGCTGGCAATACCATTATGTACTTTGGGGCATAAGCTTAGTGAACCTGCTTATGCTCATAGCCGAAATACCCGACACGAATGATAAAGGTGAAAAAGAGGGCGATAATGAAGTAATTACACTTGACCAATTGCCTGATATTATTAATAGAACTTAAATAAGTGAACGGGCAACACATAGTACCCGCTTACTAAAAACAAAAGCGAATATGAACAACGATGCAGTAGAAGTAGAATACCGTTTGGTATTGGAGCATATGCGAAAAGATATAGCCGAGCTTAAAACCCTAATGGGAGGTATTGGTAAATCGGCAGATAAGGAAGCCGACAAACTCGACTCAACCATGAAACGGATAGCCGGAGCTATGGCAGGTATATTTGCATTAGACAGGGCATGGGGATTGGGTAAACATATAGCCGAGGTGCGAGGCGAATTTGAGCGGCTCGAAGTGGTGCTTGCCAATACACTGCAAGATCAAGAAGCAGCTGCTCAAATAATGGAACGCATAAGCGACCTTGCTGCCAAAACCCCTTTTCAACTCAACGAACTAACCGAAAGTTACGTAAAACTCACTAACCAGGGGTTTCAGCCCACAATGGACGAAATGACAAACCTAGGCGACCTTGCCGCACACCTTGGTAAAAGTTTCGACCAACTTACCGAGGCTGTAATTGATGCGCAGGTTGGCGAAAACGAACGGCTTAAAGAGTTTGGAATAAGAGCCGAAAAAAACGGCGATATTATAAAATACACTTTCAAAGGGATAACTACCGAAGTGCAAAATAACTCCGAAGCTATACGCAATTACATTCTTTCGCTCGGGCAAACAGCCGGTGTGGCCGGTAGTATGGAGGCAATATCGAAAACTATTCCGGGTATGTTCTCGAACCTGCAAGATGCAATAGACCGTATGCTGAACAATATAGGCGAAAACTCGGAGGATACAATTAAGGGTATTATTGCCACACTTATAAAACTTACCGAAAACTGGGAAAAAATAGTTAACATACTCAAAGTAGTAGTAGCAACTTATGGTAGCTACAAAGCTGCTGTAATGGTTGTTAATGCAATGAATACGGCTCAGCGTGTAGTACAACTGTATCAGGCTTACGGTAACCTTAGCCGTATACTTAAAGCTACCACCGTGGCACAGCAGGCTTTGAACATAGCACAAAAAATGAACCCGGTAGGCTTGGTTATTGCAGGTATTACTGCCGCAGCCTCAGCATTGCTGATATATAAAAACAGTATGGGCGACACTATGGCTGTGGGCGAAGAGTTTCAGAAAGAACTGACCGCCGAAATAACTAAGCTCGATATGGTATTCGATGCTCTTGATAAAACCACCGAGGGTACCGATGCCCGAAAAATGGCAGTTGACGAAGCTAACAAAATACTTACTCAATATAACATAACACAGCTCAATGAAAAAAGCAACCTCGATGATATTAAAAAAGCATACGACCTGGTTAATGAAGCTATTGTAAACAATATTGCTCTCAAGCATCAACAAAAAGAGCTTGATGAAGCTATGAATACTTTTGTTGAAAGTACCAAAACTGCTTACAACGACCTGTACAAAGAGATAAAACAGAAAGGCAAAGAGAGTGTTGCCAATATAGTGGCTGCCGATATTCGCGAATTTGCTAAAGCGCAAGCTCATGTAATTACCGAACTACGCAAGGCTGCTGTTAGCGGCACTAGTATGCAGCCCGATGTGAAAGATAAAAACGCAAAGTATTACAGCGAATTAACCAATTTGGCTAACAAATACGGTTTGTCGATAAACAGGGTTGCACAGTATGTAAGCCGTTATTATCAGGCTAATAATGTATTGCAAAACAAGCAGAGTGAAATAAAACGCTACTACTCAGGTTTTATTACCGACCTGCAAAACCTTAATAAACAAGCAGCAAACGAGGGTACTAATGCTGCCATAAAAACAATTAAAGACCTTGAAAACGAACTGGCCGAGCTGCAACGCAAACGCAACGAAGCTACCGACATAAACGATAAAACCGAGCTTGACAGGCTGGCTAAGCTTATTGCCGATAAACAAAAAGAGATTGACATTTTTAAAGGTAAAAACAACACTCAAGAACCTAACGAGTTCGACAAGTTTAAGAAAGCACTACAGCAACAAAAACAAGAATACGAAGAGTACGAAGCAGTAAAAAGCCAAATAAGTAAAACCGAAGCCGACAAACTGTATGCCAACCTGCTAAGTAAAGCTGCCACATACAAGCTAAGGCTCGAACAGCTGCTTCAACAACCGCTTACCAAAGCTCAAACAGGATATATAGCTGCCGAACTTGCGGCTATTGGTAATACAGCCTCTGCCACACCCAACAGTAACAGCTCTGACGAATATTTTAAACAACTGCTTGAAAGTACTCAAACATACTACCAAAAGGCCGGAGAACTGGCTTTGCAATACAATATTGACCGTATGAACCTTGAACGAAACGGACTATACCAAAACATTGAAATACTAACCCAAAAATATAATGCTGAACGGTATATACTGCAAAAAACACACGGACAATACAGCTGGCTGTTCAGGGAATTAAGTAATATGTCGCAGCAAGAGCTGAAAAACTACATAGACACTATTGAAGAGAAAATGAAAGCTGCCGCCCTGCCACAAGAGGCTGTTGCCGATATGCTCAATAAACTTAACCAAGCCAAACAACAGTTTGTTAACAATGCCGATATTGCAGAACTGAATGAGTATATTGATACGCTAAACAAAAAACTCGAAGTAACAGGGATTACTGAAGAAGAGATTACCTCAATAATGTTAGAGATTGAAGCTGCGCAGCTCAGGCTGAATACAAAAATTGCAGAAGGTCTAACTAATACCGCCACCATATTGGGCGATTTAACCAACCTTGCATCGGAGTTCAACAGCGAGCTGGCAGCAATAGTAGGTACAGCTGCCGAGCTTGCCGGCTCTATGGCCAATGTTGCTGTGGCACTGGCTACCAACAACCCTGTGGCTATATTTTCGGCATCGGTACAAATGGCTGTCACCCTTACAGGTGTGGTAAAACGCCTTAAAGGCGAAGAGCAGGAGCGTATGTCGGTATTGGAACAGCAAGCACACCAGCTTGAAATACAACAACGGTTAATAAACGATATTATAGCCAAGCTCGAAAGTATGCACGGAACCGATAAAATAAACCAGTACCAAAAGGGTATTAATGCACTAACCCGAGATATAGAAAAGCTTAATAATACTCAATTAAATTGGGGAATGTCAAAAAACGGAGGACATTATAAAACAGAAGTGAGTATTTCGGCCAATAATATTGAAGAGGCTTACAAAAAACTTATGAGCTATTCACAAATGGGTTACGGTAATAGTGAAGCATATACATACATAACCAAGCAGTACGATACATGGGTTGCAAAGCAAAACGAGCTTAATACATTAATATTAGAATATAGCGAATATTTAACAGGTGTAAGTGTCGATGGGTTTGTCGATAACATAACAACAGTATTTACCGCCGCTACACTTGAGGGTAAGGATATGAATACAGCCATAGCCGATAACTACACCGAAGTAATGCGTAACGCTATGATTCAGCAATTTAAGGAGAAAAAAATATATGCCGCAGCCGAAGAGTTTTACAAGCGCATAGCCGAGTTAAGTGCCAGTGGTAACAGCTTAACCAAGGCTGAGGTAGAAACACTTCGTAAAGAGTATAATGAGTTAATGAATGGTTTTCAGAAAAGTTGGAGCGTGATGGTTAACAATTTTCCCGAATTGTTTAGTGCCGATGATATAAAACAAGTAAGCAACCTTGCTAATGAGGTAAGCGAATTGTTAGGTAACAGCTCCGACACATTTACCGAAGGGATACTTGACCTTGTAAAGCGTACCACCCTTGAGGGTGAGAATATGGTTGAATCTATAAGCAGTAAATACAAAGAGAGTATGAGCGAAGCTATGATTCAGCAATTTAAAAATCAGCATATAAAAGATGCTGCCCGTGAGTTTTACGATGCTTACTATGCTGCAGGTAACGATGCCGACGGACTTACCGCCGCCGATATAAATTCATTACGAAATCGATACACAGGAGCTGTTACCGATATGCAACGTGAGTTTCAGAAGTTAACCGATGCTATGCCCGATTTGTTTGGCACAGGTTCCGATACAAGCAGTAAGTCGCAGGCCGGAGCAATTAAGAATATTGACCAACCTACAGCCAATATTATTGCGGGTAATACCAACAGCCTATTATTAATAACACAGGCTATGAGCAATAAGCTTGATAAACTAAACTCAATAGACCAGAAACTCGGCAATATTGAAAAGTACACTAAAGAAACACGCAACGCCCTAACCAATTCGTAACCATGATACAGTACTTAATTGACAATGAAGATATATTTGCAGCCCACAATATAACAGTACTTGAAGCAGCGGGGCTGCACAGCGGTGCTGAACTAAGGCTTAAAGAATACACATGGGCTGATAAAAGCGGGGTTGATATTGACGACACCAATGTACGTACCAATACCCTGGAGTATACACTCAAATGTATATGTCAGTGCGCAACCAAACAGCAACTTATAGATAGTATGATGGCTTTTGACAGAGTATTTTACCACAAACCTGTATCGGTACTGTCGGTTCGGGGTGATTACCGTATGGCGTGGCTTGTGAAAAAATCGGGTAAAATAACAGGCTCTAAACCACAAGTATCAACTAATGGCTATGCATTTGTATTCGACCTTAATTTAACCGACATAAACCCTATGGCTCAAAGGTGGATAACACATACTACATTTACCGAATTAACTATTGACAATTACGAAGTAACAGAACCAATAAAAGTATACTGGGGCGATGGTGCTAGTGCCATTATTACTCAAGGAACTGTTAGTAATACTTACGGCAATGATAATTCTAACAAAGAAATAGATGTTATTGCCGATACCGATGGTTCTATTGTGTTTATACCGTGGTATGGAACTATTCAATATTTCATTATCAGTTCCGATGGCTTATTGCTTGTTGAGTTTTACACCAATTATATTATAAAACATACACTTGCAATACCGTTCGATTTGTTGAGCACTACACATAAAGCAGTATTGCCTAATATTAATCAACTATTTACCAAATATAATCCGCTAAGCTATATAACACCCAACGGGCTGTATTACTTTCGTTATATAGATATAAGTGAATCGCCTGTAACAATGTGGAGCACAGTAACACCGGGTCGTATTGTTAACCGTATATTGTCAGACAATGGATATGGCGTATATTCATTGTCAGCTCCATTCAATTATAATGAAAGCCCATTGTATCCCTACCTGATTACAAATAATATTCCCGACCACACATACAGCATACGTATAAGCAACAATGGGGAACATATGTATATATTACGTAACCCCAACAATGATGTTTGGTTTCTTGAGCATTATAAACTAAACCCGACACAGCCGTTTATGGTTCACTTTGAGTGGTTGCAAACATCAGTTAATCTCAATGAGTTTCTATACCCCGGGGTTTCAGGTTCGAAAATAATACACTGTGAGTTATGTGTAAACCCAACAGGCTCAGAGCTTAACTTGTTTCTTTTTTCAGCCGACAGTAACAATGTGGTTATTGACCCCAGTTGCATAAAAAGAATACCGCTTAATAACTATAATATTGCAGATATTAACAGGGTTAATATTGTAACCACTCCTTTAAAATATAGGCCGGTTCAAAATACCGGCAATAAAATATTTTACCTGCATTCAGGCAATATTGAACATATTGACATAGCACCATTTGACCCACCTGCTGAAACTGCTGAGGATATTCTATTTAACTCAAAAAAGTTAAATGACCGAACTTTTGTTGCTGTTATGGATGCTTCATTTACGCTTGAGCTGGGTATAAAATGGAGTCATGGCACCGGCTATTATATAAATATTGAATTTAATGGAGTGGTAGAACCTGTATTAATAAATGCAGATACTACTATTATCCGCAATTATAATGTTACTGAGCTATCGAGTTTAAGAATCTCAACAAGTACCATAAGTGGCAATATGGAACAGAGTACCTATGCTATTACCTCTATTGAACTTGTTAACGCAGGTGTATCGAGAGTGTTTGCGAAGTTTCCACAGCCCGACCCTGCTGATAAGGATATGAGTCTGGCTACTCTTAACCTTAGCGGCAATAAACTCAATTACGCTTCTATTGACACTATAATGGATACTATTAAGCCTGTATCCGACATTGCGTATCACGCTATGCTTAATATTGATTTGAGTGGCGGAACATCGCAACCACCGTCTTATGATACGTGGGAACATATCCAAACTTTAAAAAATAACGGTGCAACCATAAACCATAATTAATATGCTATTCCCTATATATAGAAATAACGAAGTACTAACCTACGTTAAGCCCGATTCAAGTTCAGAGCTTATACAGAAGTTAATGGAGCATGATTATGTAAGTTTGAGTTTTACGCTATCGAACTACATGGAGTTTGCGGTTGGTGACTACATAATGTGTAACAATACAAAGTACGAGTTGCTTGACCTACCAAATGAAAACACAGCACCCAAAAACAATGAATACACTTGTAAATTTTGTGGCACTATTCATACTTTAAATCATGCTTCAGTACTATTTCAAAAGAACTTTAACTACTCTTTAACAGGTAATGCAGGTTTCTTTCTTCAGTTTATAGTCGATAACCTTAACCGTGATTTAGGCGGTTTTGTAGTCGGCTCTTATGAGGAGGTTGAGCCAAAAACACTAACCTTTTCAAATATGAAAGGGCTTGATGCTATTAAGTATATATGTAATGAGTTTGGCGTGGAATTTTACCTTGAGGGCAAAACACTTCACTTCACAAAGAATACAACCAATAGCGGGCTTATATTCAAAGTAGGCCGATATGATGGTTTATATGAGTTGGCACGAACTAAAGTTGAAAACGCTAATATTGTTACCCGATTGTGGGCATACGGTTCTGTCGACAACCTGTCACCCGACTATCAATGTCCGTTGCAGGAAAAGCGTTTGCATTTTGAAAATCCCGATTTAGATAACGATAGCCGAATGGAACAAAATACCGATATGTTTGGCCTTCGAGAACATATAGAGGTGTTTGACATTCGCCCTGAGCGAACAGGTTTGGTTACTTCATTAGGTATAACTAACCGCAGTTTTATCGACAATACTATGGATTTTGATATGGAAGCTTATAAGCTACCGGGTTTAAAACCACAATTGAATGTATTAACCGGATTACTTGCAGGGCGTACGTTCGATTGCAGTTATAATCACAATACTCACACCTTTACAGTCGATTATAAAGAAGAGAACGGCACTACGTTCCCTAACGATGTATTAACGTTTGAGGTAGGTGATAAATATACTCTGTTTAATATATCGCAACCGATAGAGTATATTACCCAAGCACGCTCCCGATTGCAACAAGCAGCGCAGGAATATTTAAGTAAATACAGCATTCCACAATGTGTATATGAACTCACACCGTATCCGCCACATATAAGGCGCAATAATATTGTATTCAGGGTTGGAGTGTATCACACTATTATTGATAGTAAGTTTAACATAAACGGACTACTAAGAGTAATAAGCTTGCAGCAAAATATTATCAATACTGCCGAATACGAAATAACAGTAGGTGAAATATTACCAAGCGGAATATTGACAAGCATTAAAAATAAGGTTATAAACCAGTCGAGTACTATTAATAATGCAATAAACAATGTGTATACCAAAACAGAAACAAATACTCAAATAGAAATAAACGGAGGTGTAGAATGGGAATAAAGTTAAGAGTAATACACAAAACACAAGCTCAATTTGAGGAATTACCAAATACAGATAAGCATGACAAGGCTCTGTATTTTGTAGCTATTGGTGATAATAACGGTATTATTTATCAGTACAATGAGGCTGATGATTCATTTACCATATACGGCAACCCAACAACTAACACAATACATTTAGATGGTGGCCGAGCCGATGAAGTATACCAACAAAACGATACAATTGACGGAGGAGGTGCATAATGGCAGATAAAATACAATTACGTAGAGATACTGCAGCTAATTGGACGGCCGCAAACCCGGTATTAGCTGCGGGCGAAACCGGATTAATAACCGAAAACGGAAAGGTTATCGGTATTAAGTACGGTGATGGAGTAACGGAGTGGAGTAATATAGAAGACTTTAGGGTTAATACTAAAGCAGTAATACCAATGGCCTGGATGTTTGATAATACTGTAGTTCAAGCCGACCCGACAGCAGGGTATTGCAACTTTAACAATGCCGACTTATCTCAAGTAACTGAGGCGGCTTTTAGCAATATAACAGAGCTTCCTTTTGACGCTTCATTTAAGCTTACAAACTCAAGAGGCCAAGCAGTTTTAATAGTTCAGGAAGATGACTCCGATAAGTTTATATTTTTCACAATTGATACTGTGACCATATTAACCGGGTACCATAGATTTACTATTACCGTTCTTGATTCAGGTTTTGCGTTCGATGATGGTGCGATATTAATTACATCGTTTGAGTCGGTTATTGCAGCTTCGAGCTCAGGAGGTCATACTATCCAAGATAAAGACAATATAAATAAACCCCAAGAGGCTGTTTTAAAATATAAGGGTAAAGTAGTTGCCGAATCGGGAAAAACTACCATAGTACCACGCATAGAAGATAGTGAGGACTTTGACAGTAGCAATATGTCAGCGAGTGATGTGCTTCAGCGAAATGCAGGGAACACAGGTTTTGAGCCAGCAAGTACTATGCCTGATATTAGAATTTTACCCGCAGTTCCTGTGGCTAATATTACAGGAGCCAATGCAACCCATATTGATATATTAACATTGTGGTTAAGGGGCAGAACACTTACAGCATGGCTGACTAATCAAACAGCCAATGCTATTACCGGTGTAGTTATAACCAATGGTATAAATAACTTGCATACCCCTGTTGATTTGGCAGCATACGAAAGTAAGTGGGTAAGCTTTAATATGCAGTACTGTAATTCGTCTGATGATATTGACCTTTATGCTTATGCAACAACTTGGAATAGTGGCTCAATCACGTTTAAACACACACAAATTGAGGGGTAATGAGCATATATAAACAAGGCAATAAGGTTGTGAGAGGTGTTTCGGGTGCGGTTTTAGCGTTGCCTGGAACCGTTGCTTCTGCAAAAAAAATACTTGATATAAACTTCGATTTGCAAATACCAAACAAGGTATTAAAAGACGCAACTAATAAAGTTCGTCAGCTTACCGATGGGGTAAATAATATTCCGTTTGTTCAGGCGGACAGTGCAAAACAGTTTACTTACGAATATACAAATGACTATAACTATCCTAGTATTAATCCAACAGATACACCAAACGGTTTCTATAAAGCAGAATCATTAAAAGTTGATTATACCAAATCATTTTTTATAGAAATAGATACTGAACGATTAACGGCGTCTAGGACTGTATGGTTTGATCACTTTTTAAACTCTGACAACAGAGTGCTTATTGACATGAGCGGTACAACCGCCTTTAGAGTTATTATAACGATGAACGGTAATACTATCATAAACACTCAAATAGGAAATGTACCAACAGGCTCTCCTGCAAAATTATTGATATTTGTTGATTACGAGAATCAAGTGGCTTATAAAATAGTTAACGGTCTGATTCAAATAAAAAATACCTTCGTATCTGCAGGAAATACAATAGATGCACCCGCTTATATCGGGTCTAACTCTATCGACCGTTCTTATGCAAAAATTCATGCAATTAAGATATTTCAAAAAAGATTATTTGAAGGCCAAAAAAATCAAGGTGACACTATTAATTACGTCAATACTCCTTTCTATTACTATCATCGCTACAAACCCAACGGCAGTAGAACATTTTATTTGAGCTCAAAGTACTTAAATGGTGCAGTCATAGATAGTAATACTAAAATTACAAGCATTAAGGACAGTATAAGTGAATCTATACACTATTCGGATGGCGTAAAATGCACTCTAAAGAACGGATTTGTTAATACACTAATTACAGGAAGCCGCATTAATATCACAACACCAATACATTTCACAGATAAGAATTTTTATGTTGGTATGTGGTTGAAACCAAGCTCTCTGCCAGCTGCTTCTATATTCCTTGGCTCAGGTAATCAGTTTGGAAAGGTTTATTCCTATGCCTTTTCATTAACCAATGGCAAACTCTCTCTTTTTGTAACAAACGACGGGGTATTAAATTGGGACTATGTATTTATCGGTCAATCAATTGTATATGCTAACAAGTGGCAATATGTTGCAGTTATACGGAGTGGAGTTTCATTTTACTTTTATATTAACGGGCTTTTAGATTCTATACATACAGTTTCACCGGGTTATCGCATAAACGACTCATTAGCCTGTTTGTTATATTACCCAAACGCTTCTTATCTAGGAGCAATCGATGACATTTTCATTTCCTTAAATGAAACAATAATAACACCTTCTGGAATGATAGGAAGAAAAGATTTTGAACCTCCCAAAAGAGGAGGTTTTGATGATACTATAATACAGTTATAGAGGGAAATAAACCCCCGACTTTGTTTGTAGCTCTCTGACCTTCTACAAACAATAAAGGTGCGTGCACACCACGCCGAGGGCACAAGCCTTTGGACGGTGTACACGCACCTTTTTAATTTTAATTCAGAGAGACTGCAAATATATTATATTAAAACCTTAAAACAATGAAAACTTTAAAAACACCAATCAGCTATTACGGTGGTAAACAGAGTATGATAAGCGAAATATTACCGCTTATACCTGAACACAAGATTTACATAGAGCCATTTTTTGGCGGCGGAGCTGTGTTTTGGGCAAAACAACCTACAAAATGTGAAGTAATTAATGACATTAATATGAATGTTGTTAATTTTTATGAAGTACTGAAACATGACTATTTTGCATTGCGTAAAAAGGTTGAATCAACTCTTCATAGTAGAGATACATATAAAAAGGCATTGCTCATATATGAATTACCTTACTTATTTGCAGACGCCCCGGTTGTAAGAGCATGGGCTTTTTATGTGGTAACAAATCAAGGGTTTAGCTGCAAAATAGGAACTTGGGGGTACGATAGAAATAAGCGAGCTTATACTGTGCAAAATAAGATTGATTCATTTGCTGAGGAGCTCAGTTTAAGATTAAAGTACACTCAAATAGAATCGAATCAAGCTCATAAAGTAATTGAAAGCAGAGATACTAAAGAAACATTTGCTTATGTAGATCCTCCATATATTGATACTAACCAAGGTCATTACGGTGGTTATACTCATGAACATTTTAAGCGTGATTTAAATACATTAGCGGCAATGCAAGGTAAGTTTTTGTTAAGTACCTATCCTAGTGATATTCTTTCTGAGTATACTAATATGCATGGGTGGTATACTATTGAAGTAAAGAAAACGCTAAGTGCAAGTAATGGGGCTACTGTTAGAAAACGTAAACAAAAAACAGAAGTATTAACCGCAAATTATAAGATATAA